GAACACGCCACGTTGAACCTTGACGTTGATCGCTGCGTTCGCGCCTGCCGAGTTGTCGGCCAACTCCTGCGCGACTCCGACGCATTTCCACGTGGTCGCTGCCGTCATCGGTGCGGCATACGTGGTGCCCGTGCCGACGCCAACGAGGGCGCCCGCGTAGATCTTGGTGGAAGCCGCAACGGGAAATTCGAACTGCTTGCCGTCACGGTACGGGGTGCTGCGGTCTGCTGTTAGTGGCATTTATGCGGCCTCCAGGTTCTTGATGTACGCATCACGGCTGATACCGAGCGCGCTGCAAATGGCGAGATCCGCGTCAGTCAACACGGGATCATCGGTCGTGGTCGGCGGCTTTCCGCCAGTCTGCGAACCTGACAGCGCGGCGATGGGTTGCGCCTTGTCGAGAAATGCTTTCAACGCGGCGGTATCCTTCGCGCCCAGGTCGCGCGCCCAGCTTTCGAGATTGGCATTCAGCCGACCATCGGCCAGGGCCGGGGTAATCAGGTCGTCAATCTCGCGCTTGGTCAGAGCGGACTGCAAAGCCGCTACCTGATCCTGCAACGCAGTGAGTGCGGCAACTGGCGCAAACTTGGCCGGATCGGGCGAGGTCGTGGTCGCTGCGGTGATTGCTTCGTCGGCCTTGGCGAGTTTTTCAGATACCGCATGGCAAGCGGCGATGATTGCCGATTCCTCGGCATCCTCAGCAACGCCCAGGAGCGTCGCCACGTCTTTGAGCATGGGCATAGGTGGTGCCTCGTGGGGTTGAGAGAAACGAGAAGCTGCCGCGAGCAATACGGGTTGCATTCCGTCGATCGCGGGGTTGTTGGTCAGTGCGACGTTGAGCAGATCGGTCGGAGTCCCGGTCTTTTCGTCATACGTGAACACGGGCGAGATATACGCGTACTCGCCGCATTCGATCATTCCCTTTGCGCGTTCGGTCCAACGAGTCGCTGCGAACATCCCAGCATCGTCCCAGCGGAGCGCGCTTGATTCGATCCAGCCAGCGGCCGGAGCTGGCATACCGTTCGTGGCTGCCATCAAGGATTGATGTTCGTAATCGACCACGAGCGCGGTCTTGCGCTTGGCGACTTTCTGAATCAGCGCGGATGCTGCCGCCTGGTCGAGCTTCCACGGTCCTGATCCGCGCATGGCGCCGTGAGGAACCGAGAAGTCACCGGACGGAAAGACTTGAATCTCCGACTCGGCCTTGGTGCGGTCGAGCGGGAAATGACAAACGGCAAATGGTTGCGCATGTTTCGGCATACGCGCAACTTACGACGTTGCAGGTGAAACGTTACATATGAAACATTTCACCAAGCGCGGATTTTTTCAGCGGAGCATCAGAACATCTTATGGCGCAACTGATAAATAACAGTTGCATTGTTCCGCTACTCGTGAGAGACTATACCCACACCAAGAAAACAACCAACCGGAGAAAGACAATGGCAACAGTAGAAAACAGGAAAGATCCAAGCGGCCCGAAGTGGCTTCGTTCCACAAAGCCGTGGGCGGTAGTTCGAGACGGGCACGTTGTCGAATGGTTCCACACAAAGCGAGATGCGAAAGAGTTCATCAAGCTAACGGAGAAGCAGTAATGACCACTTACAACATCGAAGTCCTGAAGAACGCCATCATCGAAGGGCGCGAATACGTACCATCCGAACATGCTTACCAAGGTCACGCAACGGTCCTGACATGCACTGGAAAAGCCCGCAGGTTCAACAGCATGAGCACCGCAGTAAAGTTCGCCATTGAGTGCTTCGGCCCGAACTACCGCGAAACCCTGAGAATTTACGAGGCTTGAGCCTGTGAAAATGCCACACGAATACCGGCCCACCGGGCCGGTTACGTGCTCAGTCTGCGGCAAGGTAACTACCGCACGTCTGAACGTCCCTGGCCCGCGATTCTGCGGGTCAACGTGTCGGAGTAGGGCTAGGCGTGAACAAGCAAAACGGAGTAAATCAAATGGTTGATGTAAAGCCAACCTGCGAAATAATTCGATCATCCGCCGAAACGCTTAGACGTTATGCGTCTGAACTTGATAAAATTTCAGACAAAATGCTTGAAACATGCGAGATTGACATGGCATCGGACGCACTAAACGCGATCACGAATTGCTTTGCAAATCTGAGAATTGATCTTTTAGCGGCCCGTCCGATACGGGCATTTGTAAACTCGCAGAAAGACTGCAAGTCTACCGAAGCGCGTCCCTCAGTCCCGACTCGATAGCATCTAACAAGTCGGTCTCCCACTCTCGCGGGAGGTCAACATTCCCGGCCTGGTCGATTGGTAGGTATGGCCTTGCTGGGATTCCCTTCTTCGAGCTTCCGAACTGGTGAACCTTGGCGATTCCTTCATCGCCATCCAACAATCCGACCGCAACGCTCGTATTCCCGATCAGTTGCGAGTTGATGCGCTTGTAGATGTGCGTTCTGGTGTCGTTCAACGGCACGCCTACGCGCACCTTGAGCGGCTTCATGGGCGTTCCATCGTACTGGATACCGGCGCCCAATCTGCTGCGGATCTGATCCGCCAATCTCTGGCCGATGTCGTCTAGCGTCTCGCTCGGGTCGTCAAGCTGTCGCGAGAGCTTGGTGAGTGCGGCCTTTAGCCGAGAGTCGTCAACGGTGACGGTCACGGTAACTTTTCGCCTGGAAAGTGCTCACCCCACAATCGCGCGGCATTCGTCTTGCCGACCTTGCGAACCCAATCATCGAACTGAGCGCGCATTGACTGGCGCACGATGTTGTTCAGCGCGGCCAATGCGGTCGGATCGGTTATCCCTCGTTCGCCACGTTCACCGATAGCGCGGAGGGCTGCGTCGGTCTTTGTGCTCATTCTGGAATTGCCCACGTCGAGCGATCTCTGTTTTCATTCCAACACTTTTTATGCATGGTTCGCGACTCGTTGTTCTTCGAGTATCCCGCAAAAAGAGCGTCAATCATGTCGTCTTTTTCGATTGTCTTTCCGCAAATTCTGCATGGCTCGCCGATATACATTGAAAGAGCAAGATTCAATGCGTCTTGACGGTCGATTGCTATCATGACGGCAACGCCTGCCGGCTGAAGTATTTCTCCCACATCTTTTTCGCCTCGTCTGCTCCGTGGTCAACGATCCACTGAGAATACAACTCCTCCAGACTGCCTTCAATCGCACCTGCCAGGGCTTCACCGAGTACCGCGGAGGCGCCTGGTGCTTCGGCCCGGTTGGCGAGCGCCTTGCGCATTGGTTGCCATCGGTCGAAGTACGGGTGGTAATCCCACCCTGCATCCGGCTCCGCTGGCATTCCATCGTCTAGCCTTGGATCTTTGTAGATCCCACGCGGCTTTCCGTTTGCCCCTGGTGCGCTGCGTCGCATCGCTTGTTCTTCGGTCATGCCGATGAGATCACACCGGCACCGATAACCACACGGCGGGGTATGCGTGAGCAACCACGGATCGTCCCATCGCCTGATCGTCCCATCCATCGCGAGGTGCGCCGGTCGCGTGCGTGAATCGTTGATCGCATCGTACATCAGATACGGACGATTCTTGGCGTTGCGCGCTAACTGTTCCCACCGGCCGCGCATGTAGTTCCCTTGCAGGTTGGTGCGCCAGATGTTGTCTAGGCGGTGCGCTGGCAACTCGAGTGCTTGCGCTGCGGCTGTTTCCTTCCACGCTCGGAACGATTGGCCGGATGCCATTGCCTTGGCAAGTGAGTCGCGGACTGCTTTCAGTTGGTCGTATGCGCCGATTCCTGCGATCGAGAACGCCAGTTGTCTGGCAAGTCCTTGCAACTCGCCGTAGTAGACATCGGGCAAGACGACGCCCCTGGTGACTGCGGCTTTGATTGCCTCCGAAAATGGGACATCAAAGCCGATCGTGACGGTCATCGCGGCTTCGGTTTAGGCTTTGGCTTGCACTTCATGCGGAGTTACACAACCTGCTCGCTCGGCTATCCAGCACTGCAAAATAATTCTGCATGTGAATAATCTGTTCCTTTAGCGCGCTTCTCTCGATTTCTGGCAAACCGTCGAATGCTCTGGAGACAAGGAACTCTCTCAGCTTTTCAATGCGCAGATGAAGTTGTACGCGTTCTTCTAATAGACGTGCACGGAAATCAGACATTAGAATTCTCCTGTTTATAGTTCATGCGGCATACCCAATCACGTCAGCGGCGAACAATGCGCGCTCGAGCTGGCGTTGAAACTCGGACCGATCGACACCGGCCAGGAGCGCGGCGAGTCTGTTTTCAAGGTCTTCCGGCGAACGTGCCGCCGCGATGGCATTGCGGATCGACTCGGCCGAGATCGGCTGCGATCCAGCGTCGAGTGCGCTATCGGCCAGGTCTTCGATCGCCTGTTGCTGTGGCGTGAACCGCTGGCCGGTACTCGTTGCGGCTTTGCGCTTCACTTGTTCGGTCTGCGGTGATTCCTGCTGCTCCATCGTGTCCATCGGCTGATCGGCCGAATGTGGCTTTTCCGACGAAAGCATATCCTCTTGTCCTTCGGCTTCCGGGATGCGCAACTTGTCGCGCGCCCAGCGTTCAGGAACCTTGACGCCAATCGATACCAACTTGGGAAGCGCATCGGCGTATAACGCCATGTCTTCCGGTTCGCCCGTGTCGAACACAAAGCGCGGTTGGCGCGTTTCGTCCTGTTCGGCCAGTCCGTTCAATTGCAGGATAGGCCACACGAGATAGCGTGTGATCGTGCTGGCGATCTGTCGCGCGTCAGAGTCGCGGATCTCGTTGCGGATCTCATCGTGGACGGTCCCGAGCGAGCGCGATCCAACGTCGCCTGGTTCGGAGGTCAGCGTGCCGCCGAGGATTGCTTTCGACTCTGCCCGGTCTGCCCATGCCATCATGGCTTGGAACGGATCTGCCTGGCCGGATGCTGCGGCCATGAATTCGACCTGCATCGTATCGACCATCACGCCCGTTGCGCTATGGCCGATCGCATGAAGCTGAGCCAGGAATTCGGATTGCTTGTCTTCCGGCGTACCCTGCGGGAATTTTCCAATCCTAACCGGCAATCCATAAATTTCAAGGAACTCTGCGAGGTCGCGGATCGCGTAGTTCTTATAAAGGTATGGCCACACGAGAACCCGCGCTAATCCTGCCCGTGCGAGATATCCCGAGCGCGATCGGTGAACGTGAATCATCCAACCGTAGGGCCACAGTTCACCCTCTGCTTCCGTGTTCGCACGGAGCAGTAGATTCTGGCGTGTCGCCTGATCCAAAGTGAACCACGACTGCGGGCGATGAATGGCGCCATTCGGCTGCATGATGCCGTTTGCGCGGCGGGTCCATCCTGAAAATTCAAGGCATGAGAATCCATGCAAGACGCCATCGGTGAGATCGAATACAACATCTTCCAAGTCAAACGGCAAATCACGAATGGTTTCCTCGATCCGCTTGGCCTTGTCCTTTTCCTGCGGTGTGGGGTTGCGCGCCGGTTCGATCGACCATGGCAACTGAGCCACGGCCATGCGCCGCTTGTGCAGTTCGGAGTACAGGTGCGCGTCCTTTTCCTCCATGTCGGTCGCGAGATCGTTGATCGCGATCAAGTCGCCCTGTTCGGCCGCAGTCATGACGCTCGCCAACTTGGCCGGGGTCAGTCCGCGCGATGGGTGAGAGGCATACTCGGAGGTCAGCGAACGCTGGCCGGCCGTCTGCATGACGCGCAGTCCTGACTTGGACGGTTCGGCCTTGGTCGCTGCGATGTGCTGCGTTCGTTTGCGTTTCTTCATGTCACCATGCGCCCATTGTTGCGGTATGCCGTTCTGTGCGGTTGCTCTGTGCTGCTCGAATTTCGATCGGCGTGCAATTGCCAATACCATGCCATGCGATAGCAAGCGCCATTACAGTGTCGTCATGCTGCCCAGGTGGTGCGCTGTATCGGATTGTACCTGACGGCAATCTCTCTTGATCGAACGCAATCAGCTCGCGCCTTACAACGTCCATCCGTTCATCACGAGGCAGCGAGATAATCCCTCGCTCGAATGCCAAAACAAGCGATTCTATTGCCTCGGCCTTGCTTGCTGCGGTCGTCGCAAATGGTTTTACGTTGATACCATTTCGCTGTAACTGCTCTACAAGCGGCCCTCCCATGCTGTTCGATTCTGCGATGATTGGCGGCTTTCCGAATCGCTCCCACAGTGCGGCCAATCTCCCGACCTGCACTGAGTATCCAATGTCCGTAAATCGATCAACATGAACAAGCCTGCCATCGTTTGCCATGACTGCGGCAACTGTAAAATCGTTGTGCCTTCCCCAGTCTACGCCGATCACATAGCTCGGCCATCCTAATTCCGCAGTGTCTAGCCATTGGCATTCCGGCGCAGAGTCGATCCCACGGAACACGCCCGCACCGTCCGCGATGAACTCCGCGAGGTATTCCTGCCGAAACGATCGCTCCGGCAAGCTGATACGCGCGGCTTCAATCTCTGATTTTTCGATGAACGGATTAGCCGATGTTGGCGCGTGATGCGTTGCCCATTCTTCGTCGCGCTCCGATCTGTTGTGCAACTGCCAGAAAAAGTTATGTCCCTTCGGGGTGGAAAGTATCCACCCTGAACCGATGTGATCCGATAAAGTCGGCCTTATTGCGTCGTTCCATGCTGGCTCTAGGTTGCGAGACATTGCCGCCTCGTCAATTATCACAGTACCGTATTTTCTGCCTCTGCCAGCGTCCGCAGATTCGAGCGTCCAAAAGTCCATAGCCGAGCCATTTCGCAACTCGATCCGATGGAGCTGTGCATCCTGGCGAACGCTCATGTGCTTGAATGCTGAACATGCCGCCCGCCATGCCTCGTTCAATAGCTTGTAAGTCGGCGCGAACCATCCGCAGTCGTAACCGTGCTGTAGTCCCTTCGGGTCAATCGGGTTGCCAGAATACGCTACCACGATACCGAGCGTCGTCTTTCCGAATCGGCGCCCGCATCTGACCACGTTGAAACGTGCGGCTTTCCGTGCAATCGATATTTGCCCATCATGCAACATCTGGTTTCCGCTTTAGCATTGAGTCCCAATCAGGACCGGCTAACGTCTTTCCGTGGTCTTTTCCTTCTTCCTTCGATTCCTTCACGATCTTTACCATCTGCATTCCGATGCTGCTCGACTCGTTTGCGATGCGGCCGAGCGCGGAGACACCTTGCAGGATCTCGGCTGATTCCATCGGGTCGTCTTGATTCACTTTCTGCACTTGTTTCGCTGCAATCTCCATGACTGAGCGAGCAACGATTGATCCAGACTTACCGGCGCTTGCGAGATTGGTCGAGATTGCCATGATCTCGTCCGCAAGCCTTTGCGCAGAAACCTGCGCAGAAACCGGGAGAGCGTGTAAAGCCTGCTCGGTTTGAACGATTTGGCGGGCAACGTCTTTTATAACATCTGCCTGCGTAGATACGCGCTGCCTAATGGCTCCTTCGGTGATTCCGTACTCTCGCGCAATGGCTCTTACAGGCTCACCGCGTAGAACGCGCTCGCGGACCTCGTCCCATTGTTTTTCCTTGAGTTTCGAAGGTCTGCCCATTTACGTATTCTCAGAATGGGACATCTGCCCCTTTGCCGCCGCTGATACGCTTGAAGTCGGCTTTGTTTTGCCGTCTTTCCGAACGTTGCTGGGCTTTTGTCTTGCCCCCGTATTTATCGCGTTCCGCAGCGCGGAGTCTGTTTGTTTTTCCCCATTGCTTTCCAGAACCGCTCGCCATAGTTCAGTTCTCCGCAGTGATTTGTTGATGGTCTTGTATCGGTCGATGATCGCGTTGTGGATCTCCGCGTTGAAGTCGTACAAGTCATCATTGTTCTCGATCATGATTTGTTCGACGTTCGAACTGGTCCGAAGGTTTGCCGATCCGTGAATGACAATCTTGTTTCCACCGATCGTTTGAATGAGGCATATTTTCGTGTGAACGCTGGCAACGGCGAGTTGAAAGCGGTCTTCGATGTCCAGCTTTTCGTACAGGTACGGAACCATTCCGCCACGTTCGTGCGAGAAAAAGAAGTCCGAGACGATCAAGTTCAGTTGTGCGACGTGTCCACCGTTCAAAAGTCCTGCAAGGCTATCCACGTTTTCATCGGACATGCTGAGCGTTGAGATGGTCAAGTCTTCAACTTGCCATTCGTTCTCAACGATTAGAGCCTCGATAAAGTCGCCAAAGATGAAGTTCCCGTTGATAATGCAGTAAAAGCGCGATCCTTTTGACGGGTTTCCGATCGCCGTTGCGAGGTCTGCGGCGTTGTCGTACTTCAAAAAACAATCTGCTATTTCAGGCTCGAAACGTGGTTCGATGTAGCGCGACTTGGAAATTCCAGCGACTTTCTTGATCGTGTTGAGAGCGAAAAGGTTACTCATCTTCTCCCATCCATCGCTTGCGGAGAAGGAAAAGCGCCCTGGTGGAAAAGTGCGCGTTGACCGAGATTGAAACGGCAGTGAGTTGTCCCGAATATCCCTGCCAGTCACAGATATACATGGTCACGATTCCGACGAATGATGCGATGATTGCCTCAGATGCGAGTGACCAAAATGAAAACGCACTATTTGATTGGCTTTTGAGTTTCACGAGATAGGCCGAGAGCGCCCCGAAGCTCGAAAGCCATACCGCCCATGCGTAGGAGGTCGGCGGGAGGTCTGGCGGAAAACGCCCTGCATCATTCGGTATCATCGCTAGAATTTAGGATGCATGCATTTATCCCTCTTTCGATCAGATCCATGCGTGTGATTATGTTTTTGTCTATTTCCTGGCTGCGGTATGTTCCGAGCAGGAACACGGCGCCAGTTGCCAGCCATGCGAGAAAAACCGCCGCCCAAAGCAGTGAAAATTGCCGTCGTGCTTGGTTCAAGTGGCACTCCTGCTGTGTGCAGCGGTTTTTCTCCATCACGAAACCTTGAGCGATTCCAGATCGACGCCCTGGTTCAGTTCGCGCTTGATCCAGTTCGGCGTATGGCCGCGCCCGGTCCACGCTTCGGCGTGGTTTTTCGGATTGCGGTACTTCACCGGCAGAGTCTTGCCTTTCAGTGGTGATTCCTTCGATTGAACCCTTGCCATTTCGCCCTCGTTTGTCACACCAAAAAAACGGCCCATGCTGAGCCGCCCACGATAACCGCCGAGATTGCTAGGGTGTCCCACCCGTAGCGATTCCCAGCGAACCAAATCAACGTCCACGCGCCCGTGATTGCTTTCATCGAACGATCCCCCAATCGCAAGAAATAACAGCCATTCCACCATCGATCATTCCCTTTTTTGCGCCCGGTACTTGCTGCCATGGTTCTGCCCATAGCATTCGGCCTGACGATGAACAATCGATGTGGACGCATCCGCAGAGTAGCAACGCGATCAGGATCATGACGCGAGCAATCCGACACACAGGAGCGCGGCGGTCCATCCGACCATCCATCCGACCATCGTATACAGTGCGATCCGTGCGGCCTTGAATCGTTGTCTCTTGGTCATGACCGATCCACGAAGTGGTTAATCATGTCCTTGCCTGTTCGGCCTTGATACCATTCTTCAACGCATCGCTTACTGACTCCGTATCGTGCAGCAAGGGCTTTCTGCGAAAACATGGCATTCAATCGGTCGATCATGCGCTGCCTAAAATCCCCTGCGGCGATGAGTTCGGGCACGCTGGCCCAGGACATCCGTTTCGCTGCATTCTCCGGTTTCTGACTCGGTTTCGACTGCTGCCAGAAGTCGTCTAGTTTCTGCAATGCCGCCAAAACGTTTCCCATTGCGATACTGACGCGCTTGACTCGGTTTCGGTGTCCGGTCGGCGTATTCGCCTCGGAGGTCACGTCTTGCCATACTTCCTCAAGTCGATCTATTGCGTCAGAAACTTCGTCTGCGTAATTCTCAAAGCGCACGCCCCGATTCCCTGGCTTTGACGTATGCGCGTAGCAGTGACTTTCCGCCTTCGTCCGCTTCCACGGGTTTCCCTGGTTCGATCGTGATATGCACGGTTTGCGGGATTGGCGGAAGCGTACAGAGGCATGGTTTTGGCCCGATCACTGGATTCTGTACGGGTGCAGGTCCAGCGAGTCGTAAATCTTTCGGTCCTACTTGGACGCAACCAAAAAAACCCGCGCAGAGACACGCGAGAGTCGCAGCGCGGGCAGTGGTCGCGAGGTAGGAGATCATTTAGAGCGTCGGGAGATTAGGCCGATACCTGCGAGTGCCGACGCGAACAGCCACACGGCGGCCGGAATCGGTACAGGTTCGCACTTTGGCGGAATCGGCTTGATTCCATGCGGCGGAATCGGCGCGAAATGCACACGGTTCGCCATGATGTCGCTGACTTCCATAGCGCCAGCTTGAGCCGAAAACAGGAACGCGATCACAAACAGGGTTTTCATTTAATAACGCTCACGTTCTTAGGTCCGTTGTAAGTTCCTGCATCAAGATCGGAAGCAATTTCTTGCGCCTTGTCATAAACGGCTTGTGGATGGCTATATCTGCCCTTAACGCGAACTTTAACCGGGCCTCTCTTAACGCCAATTTTGTTCCTTGTCTCTACCCATTCGAAAATACCAACGGAAAACGTCTCTTGTCCTGCAGACGATTCATGACCTAACGGCGAACAATTGCCATCATATCCGTGCTTTCCAATCATCATTGAAGTCCCCTTAGAAATAATTGCCTTTCTGCTTGTCGTCTGCGCACAAGTCCGCGCGATACTTTGCCTCCTGCTTTGTTCCATTTCTGGAATTCATCAGCGGCCTTTACGTCCTGTCCCTGGTTTAACAACTTGAGCAGAGTTGATGCACCAAACGCACGAACTCCGACGTTGAAAACAAACGATGCCAGCGCGTCGACTTGTTCTTGTGCGAGTTCGTCCGCGTGGAGAATGCGCTTTTCGGCTTCGTTCCAATGCTCTGCGACTTGGTGCTGTAGCAGAATTAAGGCCTCTGCGTGACTGATCGTGAGAGTTGGCTTTACCGGCTTGCCTGCGATTCGCGTGGCGCCAAAGCCTATCGTCCAGACACCGGCAGGGCATTTGTACGCGTGCAGTTTGCATCCCTCAAATTCTCGAATCAGTGCAAGGCCGCGCGTTGAAACTTGCCTCACTGATTGCGCCTCACAATGTCATCGATGCTCGGCGGGTTTACTTGTGCCGC